TTGTTCTATTGATTTAGTTAAAATAGTATCGCATCTATTAACATCAAATAATTGGCTTTTAATATTGTTTAATCCTTTAGTTAATTTCTTATTCTCAATAACTAATCTTTTGTTTTCTGTTATTAACCATTGTACAGCTTCTTTAATTAAATCCGCTTCCTCAATATTTAACGTTGATCCCTTTGTTAAGCTAATTCCTTTCATCTGTTTAGTTTTTAGTTAAAATCTATTATTCTCTCTATCTCTGGCTCTCTCCATTTGCTTCTTACACTCCTTATACTTTTTGTACTGCTGCTTAAAAGATTTGTTTTCCTTATATGCTGCTATCCACTCTCCTATTATAGAGATTATTAATATTAGAGCTACTACTACTAATACTACTATTGTTGTTATTAATACTTTCATAATTTATTCTTTTATTTTAATTTCATATCCTAAAGCCTTGTTTACTTCTGCCATAGTCATTTCTTTAACTTTAGGCTCTTCTATTATTGTAGCCCATTTTCCGTTTTGCATCAAAAGGATATTACCCCAATCAACATCTTTAGAACTATACCAAAGCCCTTCACTATCGTAAGAATGAAACTTACCAACTACAACTTTATCTTTATTACTACAATACAAGCTAGTTAAAGTCTTTCCAATGTACTTATCGCCTTCTTTAATTAAAGCTGTTTCAACTTCTTTGTCGGTGGCTAATAGAGGTATTTCACTCCATAACTGACAACCCCAAAAAAAGTTAGTCCATTCCCCCTCCGTATTAATACCATAACTATGTTCTCCTTTACCTTGAAAGTTTATAATTATATTATCATCATAATCAGCTTTATACCATTTACCAGCCTCAAACTCTTCTTTGATTAATCCTTTTTCTTTTAGCCCGTCTCTAAAACTATTGTAAGAATGGTTAATATCCCACTCATTTAATACAGCTTCTAATTGTTCACTTGTTAATACTTTCATAATGTTATCTTTTTAAGTTTGATTCCCTCGTACCTTGATGTGCTATATTAGTAGCTATTCCGATTAGTTTTAAAGGCTCTTTACACTCTTTGCATAGTTCCTCCTTATCTTTGTCTTTCTCCTCTTTAGCTCTTTGAATTTTGCTAGTAAGAAAGCATTTAGTGTTTAAACACCAGTAGTTAAATATTGTCATATCATTTAGTTTATGATACAAATATACAATAAAAAACTTAAATACCTAATTTTGATTATTTTTTATTCTTTCCCCATCTGTCTTTAGCTGATTTAACCGCATGACAATGGTTACAAAGTACCATGAGATTAGATAAGCTCCATACAGAGCCTCCTCTATTGATTGGTGTTATATGATCCACCATCTCACATTCTGTAGTTCTTCCTTCTGATATACATATCTCGCATAGTACACGCTCATTTCTTAGTTTATGAGCAAACTTTCTCCACTTATAAGAGGAATAGAGTTTATAGTTAGATTGGTCTATGTTATGGCTCTTTACCTTAACACATTTGCAATATCCCTCCATTTTGGGTCGACCACAACTATTACAAATTTTAATAGATTTTTTCAATTTTGTATTAATAGTATCTCAAAATCTACCTCTACCTCTGATGTTCCTGTATCTACTTTAGCAAGAAATCCACAATCACAAGCAGTACCAATTAGAATAGGTGCTTTAGGGTCAACTGTAAATTCTCCTCCCTCCATCCTTTCCTCAAAAACTACTCTCATTGCTTCATAAGGTGCAGCAGCATCTAAAATCCCTTCACGTTTAAAAAACATTAACTCAGTAGTTTTACTAGAATCACTAAAGCCGAAAGCAGATATTAAATAACCTGTATACCCTTCTGGTATTGTATAAGCTCCTATTTCTGTTTGTGATTTAGGGAAATCTGTTGCGTCAATATCTGCCCAATCTGTACCACCTGCTCCATTTTCTATACATATCGCAGCAGAGTGACTACCTGCTAAAGCTGTTGCATACGTTCCACTCTTTGAAACATAAGCACGATACAACCTCATAAAAGTCGTAGTAGTTGCTGTACTAGCAGAAGTTCCATTTGTTGCTAATACTTCTGTTGTTTCTACTCCTAATTGATTTAATCCTACAAGTGTTATCTCTCTCGCTCCACTACCTGCTGCTGTATCATTTGCATTACCACCTGCTTTTATTCTTAATGTAGTTGCTGCTGCTGGTTGTGGTGTTTGATAAACTCCTAATCTAGCTACAGGTGTAAATGAAGTACCTATACTATTATATTGTCCGAATTTATGTACTATTGATTGACCGCTAACACTTCCTTGTGCCACTTTTGCGTAAAAATCGCTGTTTGGTATAAAGCTCATATTATTTTATTTTAAATTCCATTGAGTGCCATTGTAAATTAATACAAAAGCAATATAATTACTATTCATTAAGGCAGTTGTTTCTCCTATTATATTATTACCGTTTCCTGCTATTGTAACTGTATCTGTTCCACAATTACCTACACTATCTATTATCTCTAATACTCTATTAGTTGCAGGAGATGCTTCTAAAGTTATTGTAAATGCTCCTGCTGTAGAATCTACGTATATTATTTTGTCTGTACTTAATACTTGATATGTAGTAGTTACTGTAGTAGAGCCTCCTGCTACAGGTGCTACTCCATCTTTACCTATACAATAAGTCTTTTTACTTTCGCTAAATACCTCACTTGTTAGGCTTATTCCATCATAAAAACATATCTCTGGAGTATCATTAATAACAAATCTCCATTGCCTATCAGTATCCCATAAATGCCCTACTCTATTAAATACCATACCTCCTGTGATATTATCACTTATAGGCTGTATTCTAAAGACTGTAGATGCTTCTACATAAGTTACTATAGCTGCTTTTGCACTCCCTTGTATTATGTCTGCTGCTATTATATCTCCTATGTTAAAATCGTGAGTTAATGCAGTATTCATTAAAACCCCATTCTGCTCATTTCTAAAAGCTGAATCATTTAATAAGGTTATATTCTCATCAAAAACCTTAAACTCATTTAATTTTATTGCAGAGTGATTAGCACTAGCATTATGTCCTATGTATAGATTATTAGCAGTTTTTGTTACTGTTCCACTTGTAGCTACTGCTGATTGTGCTACTCCATCTATAACTAAGTTTAGATTAGCTGCTCTAGCTATTGTAATATCATACCATGTACCTGTACTTAATGCTGTAATATCATTAGTTACTGTGTATGTAGCTACTGATGTTGTTACTGTAACTGATAGAGTAGTACCATCCCATGTAGCATAACATACTCCATTATGATTAAAAACATAATCTGTACCTGTGTTAGATGTTAAGTTAATAGCAAAAAAATAACCTAATGTATCATCTACTACATTTGCTACACTATTAGTAGTTAATTCGCTTGTAGTGCCATTAAAAACAGCGTTAAAACCTACCCTAGTAGATGCAGATACAGTTAAATTAGTTCCTGTACCATCATATCCTGTCTGAGAATAATCCCTAATAGTTGCTGCATTGCCCTCATTAAAATTGTATAGTATTGTAGGATTCTTAGCTGCCATTTAATTATAGTTTGTTAAGTTTGTTGTGCTTCCTGTACTTGTACTCCCTCCACTAACTATAAAGCTTCCACTAGATGTAGTTTCACTAGGAGTAGTAGTTAAAATAGTAGGATTATTACTAATAGGATTAACTAAAGGAAAAGATAAAGGTATTAGTGTATCTGTTAATGTTATCGTATTAGTAAAAGTCTTAATTTCTATTAATGTACATTGCCACTCGTTTGTTTCTAAATTTTGTGTATGAGCATCTAAAATATAATCTTTAGTAATTGCTCCTATAGTCATTCTAAAAGTATTATAGTTTTCAAACTCCCCTATTAAAGTTGCGTTTAATTGGTCTTTAAAATCTCCATTATCATCTCTAATGCTATTAATTAAAATAGTTAATATTGGTAAGTTTTCTACTACTCCTCTACGATTCCATAAATCTGTAATAGAGCCTGTAGATAATCTAAATGAGCCTTGACTAATTGAGGTGGTACCATCTCCATGAATTACCTCTATTTCCTCTATATTTTCATCTTCGTTAATATCCGCATATAAAATCTGCTCTGTACTTGGATCAATTTCATCTGGTTGGTAAGTAGCACGCATATTAGTATAATAAATACTAGTAATAGTTACTGTTTCTGTAGATTGTGCATTATAAGCAGGTACATTAGTATAAGTTTCATAGAATCTAAAATCCCATGTATAACTCCCTGTCTGAGGTAAATTAGGTAGTATTTCATCAAATGTCTTAACATAGTAATTTAGATAGCTTGTACCAATATTATGAGTATATCCATCACCACCTTTTACTATACATTTAGCAGTCTGAGCTAATGTACTCCATGAATAACCATTAATATTATCTCCTGCTAAATAGTAAGTTCCTAATTTAAAATATATTTCGTTTATTACTTCTAAATCATTATCCCAAAAATTATTAAAGTTAGAGCTAGGTGCTGTACCTGTTGCCCATCCTGTACTATTAATCTTTGTTTCTATGTCAAATGTTAATCTAATTGTATCTGTAGTAGCTGTAGGTACACTTACTTTACTTTGGCTAATGTAATCACTAGGAGTAGTAATAGATAATAAAGGAGGTACTGCTGTTTTGTATGTAGCAGGATTAAATTGAAAACCATAAACTCCCACCTCTCCATTAAATAAGAAATTATAAGCAGAATAAGTAGAAGTATCTAAACTTGTATAGCTCCAAAAATTAGGTGTACCATTGTTAGTAACTCCATAATTTGCATCTTGTGAAAAACTTTGAAAATCTCCATTAACTATTAAATTAGCATCCTCTAAATCTAAATTAAATTGATTATAAGTTAATTTTAATCTATTAATAGGGGGTGTGATTTCCTTTTCAGCACTTGCACTAGGTACTATTATATCTGTAGCTAAAGAGTTATTATTTGTTATAGTTACTAATGGTGCTATGCTTCCTGTAGCATTAATAGTTAATGTACTCTCTGTTCCTACATTTGCATTAAAATCTCTATAGTAAATTGTAGCATCTTTGTACTCGTTTTTACGAACTATTAACCATTTACCATTACTTTGATATATTTGACAATATAAAGGTTTTAGAATCTCCTCTAGTACCTCACTACACATAAACGCTTTCTCTACATCTGTTCCTACTTCCTCCTCTAATGTTTTATACATTGTAGCATCTGTATAAATTTGATTTAACATACTATCTGTAGTAGTAGTATTTATGCTGTCCTCATATACATTAACAGCCTCACGAACTGCTATAGGAGATGGTAATTTATTTAAAGCTAATCTAAGTGTTTCTATTAATGCTTTTTGCCCTGTGTAAAGTGTTCCGCTTGCATCCCATCTTACATAATCTAAATGCTTTAAACCATCTGTAAATTTTAAAGATGAAGGATATGGTGTTTGTTCTAATGGCTCTGTATAAATTTCTGTCTGATTATAGCCTATGTATTTTGTAATAGGTGTGCCATTAGGATCAAAAATTAGCTCTGCTTTATAATCTCCCCAGTTAGCATCTGCAAACTCTAAAAACTGTCCTTCTGTTTTATTATAAACACTAAATTCTAAAGTAGTAGCTCTAATAACATCTGCAAAATCTCCTCCTCTATCTAGTTTAATAGAATCTTTTACTGTATCAATTTCTGTAACTGCTCCACCATAACCTTCTAAATAAATATTAATTTGCCACTCTCCAGAAGTAGCATAACTTTTTAATTGATAGAATGTAGTAGAGTATTTTTTCCCAAATGCCATACGACAAATTTACTTAAAATAGAGTATTGTTATTTACAACAAAAAACCCCACTAAATTAATAGCAGGATTTTAAGTCTAAGTAATAGATGGTTACTTATAGATTGTTTATTTTACTATTAATAATTCTTTTCTGATTCTTTAATAAGAGGTCTATACCAAAAAGCACTAATACAGTCATCTAAATCATTAACCTCTGACCATTCAAAAAATCCTATATCATAATGTGCAATAATACCTGCTAAATCTAACTTTCCAAATATTAGAGTTTCATTTGAATGTAATTCTAACCATATTGTATGTTTATTTGGTAGTGCGTATTTATATAGTATTGTTTTATCTCCAACCTCGTATAAATCCAACTCAAATTTAGTTCTTAAATAATCTTCTATATTAGGTATGTCTAATATTTTTTTAACATCTTTACAATTCATAATTTTAGTTTTATTTAGTTTTTTTTAAAATCTAGCATCCCCATCCTCATCAATATGAACAGGCATATCCTTATCTAATTGATTTAGTATTGGTAAAATTTTATTATTAGCTATATCTATAGGCTCTTGTTTAAACTTCATATCACTTTTAGGTGTTTGTTTTAAAGATGATTCTATAGATTTAATAAGGTCTTTAACTTTAGCATTAGGATAATACTGCATATAGTGCCAACTATCCTCAAAAAAATGCTCTATAAATCCTCTTGTAGTCCTTATAGTTTTAATAACACAATACTTATTTTCCTCTATTTCTTTTGTAATATAAATTCTAGCCATAATTAGTTTAGTTTAGGCAAATATAACACTATATTTTAAACTACAAAACTTTTATGAAAATTTATTCACTTTTTGCATTCTGTTTAGTATTCCTACTAACTCCTGCCCTTGTATTCTGAAAACTACTTCGCCTCCACCCATACCTCCACCACTTCCTGCAATCATATTTTGTAGTTTGTCTAAAGGTGCTATTACTTCTGGATTAGATTTAGTAGTACCTCTACCCTCTCCTACGTTTGCGAATACTGAGCCTGTAACTAATCCACCTTGTGCAAAGCCTGTAGCTCCTCCTGCCATTGTATTTCTTAATGCTGCTGCTGCTGCTATTACTGCTACACCTGCTCCTATTGCTACAGCAGGATTTAATGAGCCTAATGCTATCTGCATAGCTACCTGTGCCATTCCTAACTGTATTAACTGCTGTCCGAAAGTATCCAATAAATTACTAAAAGCACCTATTAACTCTCCTCCCATATCTTCTATAGCACCTGTTCCTATAGCCTCTCCTAATCCTACTAATGCTCCAGATGCAGCCATTTTTAAACTCTCACTTAATGCTGTTCCTGCTTGATTTCCTAATTCAATCATAGGATCCTCTATACCTCCATCTATTTCTAGTATTGGTTTAATAGGTATCATTACAGGAATAGGATTTTTTGGTTTCATAGAGCCTACCAAATCCTCTATTGGTTTTATTTCTATCTTATCTACAGATGCTTGAAATTTTCTAGTAGATTTAACAACCTTATCTATCTCATCTGCCACTTCTGGCATTACCTCTTTAGTGGTTACAAATTCATCCCTTAATTTCTTAGTTGCTTTTACAGCCTCTAAACTAGATAAACCTAAAGTCTTATATCCTGCAATTACTTTATTTAATCCCTCTTTTGTATTTAATAATGCCTTTCCATTAGATTTAATATTCCTTTCAAATGCTTCTATCTTATCACTAGGTATGTCAAATTGAAAATTAGCAAAAGCAGACATTTTAAGGAAACTATTTGCTAAACTTTTTAAAGCACTTTCTGCTTTTATACCTCCACTATTAACATCTGTTAGCCATCCCAAAACAGCAGTACCTCCAGAAACTACACTACGCATAGCTTTAGATATTGCTCCACTTCCATCTTCTAAAGATAATATAAAACCTTCCCATGCTGAGCCTGCTTTAGTAACATCTCCTGCTAAATTATCAAGCATAGTATCTGCCATTGCTTTAGCTGCACCATCTGCTCCCTCTAGCTCTCCTGCTAATAGTCCTAATTCATCTTTTTGGTCTGCTAATATTAATAAAGCACCCTTTGCTCTATCTCCTACTAATTTTTCAGCTATTCCTAATTTTTCAGCTTTAGTACTAGCTCCTGCCATTTGCTTTGCTACATCATTTAAAGATTCTGCAAACGGTTTACCATCCTTAACTAACTCGCTAAATATTTTCTTTAAATCTGTACCTGCTTTACTTCCGCTTATATTTGCATCCGCTAACTTTCCTGCTGCTGCTGTAGCTACTTCTAAACTTACTCCTGTAGCTCTCGCAATAGGTGCAGCGTTTTTCATTGTTTCGCTGAATTTCTCCATGTCTAATGCAGATTTAGAAAAACTAGATGCCATTACATCTGTAACATGGCTTGCATCTTGACTATTTAAACCAAAAGCATTAATTGTAGCTCCTGCTAATGCTGCTGCCTCTGATAACTCACTACCTGCTGCTGCTGCTAAGTTTAAAGTTGCCTCTGTCATATTTTGAATCTGGCTAGGATCAAATCCTAATTTAGCAAATTCTTTTTGTAATTCTCTTACTTCTGTAGCTGTAAATGCAGTAGATGCTCCTAATGCTTTAGCTTGTACAGCCATATTTTCAAGGTCGGCAGGCAAAGCATTTTTTCCTAATACTGCTTTTAAATCACTTCCTGCTTTCTCAAAATCTCTAAAAGTTGTTACAGCATCTCCTATAGCTGCACCTATCAAAGCTGTACCTGCTGCCATTGCACCAAATCCTAAATTAGCAGGAGAGAAAGTACTTTTTAATCCTGCTCCTATCTTTTGGAATCCTGTTAGCTCTTTTCTTGCTCCTCTTATTCCTTTTGTAAATTGTCCTGTATTTATCCCTAAATTGACAAATAAGCCTCCTGCTTTTCCCATGATTTTTTATATTTTATCGTAACCTAATACTTCTTGTTTTGTTTTTATTTCTTCCTTTGGCACAGCTTTTCTAAATTTATAGTTAAACATTTCTATATCTTTTTTACTAATCTTTACCTTTACTCTGTCTACTTTATCTAGAGGTAATTCAAAGAGTTTTTCTGGCTTTGTTCCTTTCTTAAAGTTACCACTATAAAAAGCAACCATCCTTAAACTACGAAGGCTCTGAACATGGAGGTCAAATTCATAATCCCTCTTTTGCTCAAAGCCTCTAATCATTAATAATATGTCTTTAGGTTGTAACTCCCAAAATTCTTTAGGTTTTAATCCTAAAAAACCGTATGAATATTTCTGAATTTCTACCCAGTCCCATTCATTTTCTTCCTCACTCCCTACTTTTTTTTTACTTTCTCTCCTGTATTAAAAGAATCTGTAATTAATTTACCTAGCTCATCCTGTACATCTATAATCTCATTTAATTTAATTGAGTTTACAAAATCATTAAAAGATGGCTTATTAGATACTATCCCACAATAAACAATAGCTATCATAGTTTCCAACTTGTTAAGCTCCTCAGCATTACTGATTACCACTAAAATAGGTTTGTCTAATTGCTTCTCTATATTTAATAGAGTTAAATTATTATACTCTAATTCGTATTCTGTACCTCCGAAAGTAAATTTCATGTATTGTTTATTATGTTAAAGTTGTGTAGTTTACTGCTCCTGTTCCTGTAAAAGATGCTGAGAAACTCATGCTCTCCTCTGTTCCTGCCTCTACTGATAATTCAGTCATATAAGCATTACCATTCCAGTACTTATCTCCTGTAACTGTACTTGCAAATCTTAAAACTACTACTGATCTTGCTACTATAGCTGCATTTAAATCATCTACTCCATACGCTGCATCCTGTGCAAAAAGAAAATCTCCAGATACTTCCCATGCTCTTAATCCTTCTAATGAATCACTCCATCCTGCTGAATCTTTTGATGTTGCATCTCTTGTTTCCATAGATGTACTAAAAGAGTGAGATGTTCCATGTGCTACTAAAGTTCCACCTACGTAAAGTCCGAAAAGTGTACCATTTGCTATTCCTGCTGTTGCCATTTTTATTTATTTTTGTTTGACTCTTTAGAGTCGTTTATAATTATATTATCTTTTTGTAAATTTACAACCTTTTTAGGCTCTTTTTTTACGACCTCTTTAATCTCTAAATCTTCTGCAATACCTTTTTTAATTAATTGCTCTCCAAAAGAAGTAGTAACCTCTAAAATTGTTCCTTTCTCTTTGTATAAATATTGTAATTTATATCTTTTTATTAATCTTACTTTCATATCTTTACTATGTTAATGGGTTTAAATATCTGAAATCATAGCTTTGCATTTTTAGATGTACTCTATCCTCATCACTATATCCAGAATTTTCATTATTATATTTTACCGACTGTATTACTTTTGTGTTTACTGTTCCTGCATATCTATCTAATACATTTCTTACTGCTATTCCTAAAGTATTAGAATCTGCTAAAGTTTCTGTATAAATTTCTATATCATAAGCTAATGTATCTAAACTAGATACTCCATCCTTATCATCTGTAGGATTATTTCCTGTTTGTTCATATACAATATATGGATAAACTACATCCTCTATAGCTAAACTAGGATAAATTCTAGTGCTAACTAAAGCCGATACTGTAGCATCATTACTCAATAAACTATAAACTACATCTCCTATCATCTTAACATATTTATTTTTTGTTGTAATTGTTTAGTCCTTGTATAGATACCAAATTTAATTTTTAATTCTGCTGCTTTTTTAGCATTGTTAAATCCTTTTTCCATAAAAGGTACTGCATTAATAGCTCCATTAGAGCCTGCTTTTCCTCTTGTTCCAAAGTTTATAAAATGAGCGTACCATCCATCTGTTTTGCCATAGCTAAAATCTCTATCTGTAAAAACTGCTGCTGCAAATAAATTAGGATCTTTTGCATACCCTTTACGTCTTAAACCACTTTTAACTGAACGCCTTAAAGTTCCATTAGGCTGTACTTTTCTGCCTCCTCCTGCTGTTTTTTTACCTTTAGATGGTTTTACCTCACTTCTAATTGATTTTCTAACTACTTTCGCACCATCATTTACTGCACCAAATAATACCTTTCCTGCATCTCTTTTACGAAAAGCAGAGGCTAAAATTGCATCCAATTCATGAAAATTTCTTAATGATATAGTGTTACTTTTTGCCATTTATGTCTGTGATAATAAGCTACATTGTATTATTAATCCATCCTCTCTACCTAACTCTTTTAAATCCTCTATCTTATAATATAAACCCTCCCAAATTACTCTCATTTCTCTAGTAATTGTACTGTTATATCTTACTCTAAAATGTACTACTCTATCTGTACTCCTATTATTGTCTGCTGTTTGTTCTCTACCATCCTTTTGTACAGGTCTGCTCCATGTAGATAAAAAAGTACTCCATGTGTTTGTACGCTCTCCATAAGAATCTATTACAACCGCTTTAGATTGTATAGTAATTCGTCTATCTAGTTTTCCTGCTCTCATAACTCAAAAATATCATCTAATTGCTCTGTACTCATGCCCTTTGTTCCTGTTTCAAAATCAACACTAGTACCACCAATGTTATCATAAACCCAAATATTACTATCACTCTTTATATCCCAAATTAAATTACCTTCGCTTTTAATCTCTGTATGAGTAGCATTAAATTTCTGCATACTATTCATATCTAACCCTTTGCTTATTCCTTTATCATACATAATAGATTTTCCATCTACCATTATAAACTGCTTTAAATAATCCTTACTAATCATTCTACCTGCTCCAATCATTATCTGATAATCACAAACTTTACATTCTTTGCTTTGAGAATCTACAAAAGTTACTTCTGTAATTCCAAACATTCCTATTTCTTTTTTAATGTATGGATCATATAAATCAAATAATTTCTCATTTATTATATCATCACTTCCTAAGTTCATCATATAATCAAAATCCATTCTCATTACAGCCTCTACTCCTACATTCATTTTATGCCCTAAATCATCATTAGAAACCTCTACCCATTTAAAACCATGATTAAATGCCTCTAATTTTGCCCATGATTCAGATACTACGCACATTACCTCAAAATTATATTTTTCTTTTAACTCTTTCAAGTTTTTAAGACAAAGTAAAGTTATTGCTTTTCTTCCCCAAATTGGTAATAAAATTATAGTTCTATCCAAAGACATTAATTCTGTATCTAGTTAATAAATATTTTACTGCTGTAGGTAATGGAATGTCTGATGCTTGATTATTTAAAGGTACATTAACACCCTCTCTATTTTCATACATCCAACTTACCATCAATTTAATAGCATGCTTTATATCATCTGGCACATCTGCTGCTGCTCCATATCCACAAACTGTAATTATCTCAATAGGATTAATTGTAGAGCCAATAGCAGGAAAAGTATTTACTAATCCCTCATATATCTTTGCTACATCACTATTTAAGTCCTTTTGATAGTTATTAGCATTATCTGTGATAGTTTGCTGAGTTTCATCTGTATCATAGTATTTTAAACTTGTTACACTAATAACAGGATTAACTTTTAATTGAATAGGATTAACCCACTCGCTTAAATTTTGCCTCCATGTTTGAGTAATAAATACTCTATTGCAATAAGCCTCACAATATCTACGTGCAGAAACTATTAATGTATCTATGTAGTCATCCTCATCTGAAAAATCAACTCTTAGATGTGCTTTAGCCTCTACTAATGTTATAGGCTCTGTTGCAGGCTCTACTGTTATTTGCCAACTCATTTTTTCTTATTCTTTTTAGCTTTAAAGTTGTTATTTACTACAGCTTTTTTAACTTCAATTTCTTTTACTTCCTCTGCTAATTCGCAAATTCCATGAGCAATAAACTTTTTTGCTTGCTCCTTTGATAAATCATATACTACATCTGTTAGATACAATACATCCCTTCCTGCCATTGGTGCTATAAATGTTACTTTCATAATCTTACTTTTAATATAAATAAAAAAGGCTGCTACATATTGCAGCAGCCTTTCTATTAACTAAACTTACTAAACTAACTCTTAATTAGGTATTAGACATTCTCATGTGCTTAACAGCAGCAGTATCTAATAACTTACCATCTGTTCTTAATTCTCCTAAGAAAGTGATTTCGTTATTTAAAAATGCTACATGCTCTGAACGTCTGATGTTAATTCCTGCTGTATCTCTAATCTGATACTTAGAAAAATCTCCATACATAATTGCGTGTCCTCCTGCTGCCATATCTACACAATCATTATTAACTGTATATGCTTGACCGTCTATAGTTGCAGGTGCTCCACCAACAACTCCGGGCTGCCATAAAGACTGATTAGCAGATGCTAAAGCAATTTTCTTTAAACTTACTAAAGTGTTATCATTAAACATCCATGTACCATTAGCTCTATATGCTCTATCTACTGAGTGCTTTAAATCTAACAATTCAGAAAAAGTAGTAGCTGTAACTGCTGCTGCTGCTTTTCCTAAAGTAGATGTCAATGCTACTCCTGTAGGTTGTGAACTTCCTGTTCCAACTGTATAACCTGCATTAGATAAACGCCCTAATCTCATTCCTAAAATATCAACTATATAAGCCTCAATATCATAAGCAGAATCTTGAATTAATTGTGCTGATACTGGGATATAATCACTAGATGCAGTCCAAGAATTTAAAGCAGCAGTACCAAATACTGTATCTGTATTAGTTGCAGCAGATTTCTCAGCTAACCAACGTCCTACATTTGCAGTATCATTGTTAGTTGGAAAATTCATTTGCCCACCTTGTGCAGTTGTAATTACACTTGCAACTTCTCTCATTCCACCAGTTTCCAACATAGATTGAACAATAGCATTTGATAACATTGTATCAACTGTATATCCACCTTCTGAATTAGTAGTAGTAGATTGTGCTCTAGTTACAAACTCTTTCTCCTCATTGTTCATCCCTGCAAATCCTTTCAATAAAAAAGACTTTAAACATCTTTTAGACATTTCTTTTTCATCTTCTACTTTGCTTACTGATTTTTGAGATTTCTCAGCAATTTTTTCAATCTCTTCTTTATTAGAAAAGTTTTTATTTGCTAATGCTTTTAATTGCTCAATAGATTTAGATTTTTTAGAATGCTCTACTTCTAAAGCATCAAATCTGTTTTCCTCTTCCTTCGTTACTTCTCTACCTTCTGATTTAGCATCGCTGTAAATTCTGCTTTGCTTATCAAAAATAGATCCTAACTCGTCAGATAATTTTTTAATATCTTCGTTCATTTGATTTGTTTTTATTATTTATTTATTTGTTTATTTTTTACCTTTCAAAAGTAATAACAATTCTCTTTGACTTTTTACGTTTTCTTTTTTTGTTACTTCCTCTACTTCTTTAACTTCTTTTTTAGGCTCTTTTACTAAATCTAATAGACTTCTTTTTAAAGCATCTGGATTAGATGGAATATTTACTACGCTAATCTCTAAAAGTTCCTGTCCGAAATAATGAAAAGCACCCTCTCTATTTTCTCCCATACTTCCATTATCATCTGCTACAGGAATAAATCCTACAGATACAGCTCTTAAACTTCCATGTTGAATTTTTCTAAATATCTTATCTGCTTTCTCATTTATCTCTCTAGGCTCAAATGTAATATCTACCATTAACTGCTGCTCCTCTTTCTCTCCACGTTTAACCGTTTCAAAGTATGCTCTAGCACTTCCTAATTGGTCGTCTGGATTTGCTTCCTCTCCTCCATATACATTATGTTGGTAGCCTACTATTGGATTAGCATTAAATTTCTCTATGTTCCAATTCTTTTGATTTACTACTGTACCATGTCTATCTACAGAGCTAGTAGATGCAATAAAAGTTACTTTTCTAGTTTCTTCTACGTTATCCTCTAAACCTCTTAATTGACCTTCTAAATTATTTATTATCTTCTGTTCCATTGTTTTCTGTTTGTTGATTTGTTCCATCTACTATAGGTGCTGTGTTAATTTGCATCCACGTATTATCTAATCCATCTATAGGATTCATTCCCTCTTTGCTTCTTGCTTCATTAGGAGTCATTACCCCATTTTGTATTAGTTTTTGATATGCCTCTACTCTAGTCGTTATATCTCCTCTTAATAATCCTTCTAAATTCATATTAACATAAACAGTACCCTGCTCATTTTCTCTGAATAGTTTACAATTTAACTCCTGCTCCATATTCTCTACATAAGGTAAAATTGAATACTTAACAAAATTTAAATCCTGCTGCTCTATATTACTAAAAGTAGCATTCTCTAAATCTCCTATCATATGAGGAGGTAATTTAAACCATCTTGCAATATCACTAATACTAAATTGTCTAGTTTCTAAAAATTGTGCCGAATCTGGAGCTACAGAAATTTGATTCCATTTCATACCCTCCTCTAAAATCATTGCCTTATTAGAGTTGTTTACTCCTGTGTAAGTATCATTAAAACTTTTTCTTAAATTTGCTTGTGCCTTATCACTTAATGTTTGCGGATGCTCCAAAACTCCACTTGTACTAGCTCCATTTTTAAAAAATGCACTACCAAACTCCTCAGATGCTTTACCTAATCCTAAATTATCTGCTGCATAATCAATAACACTTTTACCTTCTATATTATCTCCTAATCCTCTAAAGTGTATCATTTGTGTTTGATCCACTACTACATCATTTGCTCCCTCTAGTTTAATTTTATAAGCTAATTTACCATCTAATAAATTAACCTCTACCATACTAGGATGAATAGGTAAAATAGAGATAGGACGTCTGCTTCCTCCTCCTGCAAACTCAATAAGATTATAAGAATTTCCCCATAGTAATAATTGAGGTATTGCAATTTGCCTCCAGTCGAATGAAGTCATTATATTATTAGGCTTATAAGCTAGTAATTTATAAACAGGATGTTGCCTATCCTTCTCTTTATTTCTACCACTTTCTTTTATTACATGAATAGGTAAACTAGCTAGAGCATCTGCATAAACTCTTACAGCAGAATAAACTCCACTTAAAGTCATTGCATTGTTTTTATTGATTGTTACACCACTACTAGAGGATGTACTCATATTTTCCCATGCATCTGCTGAGATAGTTCTCTGCTCTGTAGGGAAAAATACATTTTTTAATCTTGTTCCGAAACTCATTATAAAAAATAGTTTCTACAAAAATAAAGTATTTTTTTACTCAAAATTTACAAAACATATTTACTACCATCAATATTATGTCGTTTTCTTTTGTAACATACAGCAGCAGGAGAGATACCTAGTATTAATGCTGTAGCACTTGTTTTATACCTTGCTAACTTATCTACTTTTAATAACAGCTCCTTTTCTGCTAACAATAAATTAAACTCTCCTTTGTAGTCGATTTCTAAATATGGTGTTCTATTTGTCATTTGTTAAATTTTAAGTTTCTAACATTACGCTATATTTTATTCGTGCCTCACAAAACATTAGCTCAGTGTTAGCAATCATTAAGGTATTTACAAGCAATGCTAAGATGATGTTCGTCATCAACCTCTTGCATTTCGTTAATCATTTTATCTAATATAACACGTTTGCTAACATCGTCTATATTTAATTTTTTAACTTGCTGTTGTGTAAATTCTTCAAGCATATTACATAAATAGGAGTGTGGTATTTCATAACCATTCATATTTTTGCTTAATATTAATTTCTTAGTTTCGAGGTACTCTTGCTCTTCTGTCATAATCTTTGTATCTATTTATTCGTTAAAAATCTAAACATAGACTAAACGTTAAAAATCACTTATTAAAATAGTTATTTATTATCTCTGTTTCTCTTTCACAATTATTTACTCTTTGCTCATAAATAGTATTAGGTACTTCTTGATACCTAAAATAATCGCTTTTATGAGATAAACAATACATATCTATTCCCTGCTCTTTTGCGTAACAACTAAACAAAACGTCCGACATATTTTTATCTGTAAATATATCTATAGATGGTTTAAAGTTGGAAGTATGAAAACAACAAACTCCTGTTCCTGCTACATCTATTTTTGTATCATTCTCTACATCTCCTAAACATCTATATTTGTCAGCTTGTGATTTGTGATAATTCTCTATAGGATATTTTATAAAACTCCTTCCATGATAACTAGCTATCTTATAATCATTCTCTATCATTCTTTGGATAGTATCTTCTATGTAGTATTTATCAAATATTAAATCATCATCTACTGTGAATATCCACGAATCCTCTATATCAGATAAAGGGATATATCTCGCTGCATCTCCAAGAGAATTATCAGAAAAATACACTTTTATCTTATGTTTATTTCTATCAACAAAATCAAAAGGATTGTGTTTGTAATTATTTAAAACTACATGAATACAATCTACTTGATCTAGCAATGAGAATACAGTATGATACAATTCTTTTTCTCTTTCTGGCAAAGATGCCACTAATACATTAACCATAATTTATAAGGGATTATTTACTCTTTCGTTTGGATTCATTTTACTATCATTATTACCTAAATGCTCTACTAATTTATCTTTAGTATTGTAAAGATTAAAACCTGCATCTACAAATTTGTTGGAGATTTGACTACCTACACCACTTCCTAATAATTCATTATCCTCCCATCTACTTAATGGAATCTCTGTAATATCTACTTTATTAATAAACTCTCTAGTAAATAGACACATTAAATCCATCCATCCTGTTAAAATTACATTTCCTTTAATTTGTGGCTGTATGAAAGTAAATTGTGGAGCAGTACATCTAGCAGGATTACTAAAAGATAAAGTTATTTTTTTACTATCCTCTATTCCTTCCCATAGCTCAATAGATTTATTTGTAAAGTCCTCACATAGTTTTATATCATCTGGCAATAAATAATAGTAATCATATTTTTTTAATCTCTTTACTTTTTTAAATATCTTTTGAAACTTTAGCCATGCTAATTTTTTACCATAATTCTGTTTAAATTTATGGAATTTTACACCATTTCCTTCTATTGAAAAGTCACTCCCATCATCAAACACTAATACATCATATCCTTTAATTTGTAGGAGCAGATTTTTTAGCATGTCTAAACGTTTATAGCTTGTAATTATAAATAGTATTTTTTTATCCTTCATATTTTTATTTTTAAGTTTCTAACATTACGCTATATTTTATTCGTTCCTCACAAAACATTAGCTCTTAGTTGGGCGTAATTTAACCTAAGTCTTCGCCCATTCTACAAAGTATATCTTTTAAGTCCCATAAAACTAAATTGCATTTGTTCCATTGGCTAAATGTTTTGTCGTAATCATTCATAAGGTTCTTGCTCTTATACAAGTCTAGGTTTTCACTCAATTTAGCTTTAAGAGTTTCTTCCTTTTTAATAAGTTCGTGAATAAAACTACGCCCAACATTGTATAAATACAATACTCGCTCTAGTGCTTCTTCACTACCTATTTCTAGGTTTTGGTGTTGGTCTTTTATTTTATCTATTTCTGTCATTGTCGTACTGTTTTTATACTTAGCGTTATAAAACATTAAATTATTCCTTTGGTGCTTTCGGCAATGGCATCCAATGTGTAAACTCTACTTTTTTATTGTAGTAATAATCAAACCAACTCTTTTCATTTTCTCTATAGTAAGCTATATCTGTTTGGTCTGCTTTTATACCGTCATCACTTTTAATAAAAACAAGTATAGCGTTTTTAAATTTAGGTGTTGGTGGCTCTTGTTGGCTTCTCTTAATCCATTCCATAATTTATCGTTTAATAACAAGGTTTATATTTCATAATTTTTTCAAAATTCCGCAACATACACTCACTCATTAGTTTCTACAATATTACAAAAAAGTTTTGTTATTTGCAATTTCTCTATCAATATTAAATTTATTATCTAAATATTCCTCTGCTGTAGGTATGTATAAACCCTGCTCTCCTGCATAATTTCTAATCCAATCTATAAAATCCGCTAACTCTTTACTATCCATTTTGCTAGTCTGCTTTAAAAACTTAATATCATTCTTTTCATAAAGCATAAAATCACAACTTCTTTTTAATAATGTTTTTGCCTCATTTAATGTATATCCAAACTCTATAGCAAATAATGTTATACATACATGAAGATACGCATTATGTTTTATACTCCTAGACATTTTAACACTTGTTAGAGATACTTTAGATTGTTTATCTATTAAATACTTTATTTTAAAATTAAAGGCGTTTAAATCGCTGTTATTTGATAAGTCGTATTTCATAATTTTAATAATCCTTTAGGTATTACTGAGCTTCCTTTATTTTTTTTAAATCTTTCTAAAGCTGACTTTTTACTTAATGCAGAAATATAAGAAAAACCTTTTTTAATAACTATTTCTTTTTTATAATTACCAGTATTAAAACCAATTAAAGCATCTTTCCAACTTATAGATTTAGTTTTAACATATGAAGCAATATTAACTTCTAATGTTTTATTATTTATTTCATAAACTGTATGTCCTTTTTTTGGTTTTAAAGTTCCATCAAATTTAAATTCATCCTCTTTTTGTTTTTTAACAATAGATTCAACTTGCTGTTTATTTATTAATTTATCTAGTTTTTTAAACTCTTTCATTTTTCTAGTTGTTTAATTTTTAATCTATACATAACTTTTAATCCTTTTATTTGTTCTATTGTATAATGTTTTGGATCGTGTTTGCCTTCTAGCCATTCCACTTTCTCAATTCCTATTTTCTTAATTAAATTAATTCTATAGTCTATTAAATTTCCATGTAGATAAGTATTGCAATATTCACATTGCAGATTATTATTTAACTCCTCAAATCTTAACTCTGGATTTCCTCCTACACTTCTATAGTGGCCTGCGTTCTCTTTCTTTGCAGGTTTATTACAGCTAATGCAATTTAAACCCTTATCTCTTAATCTAATAAACTTATTAAATATTACTTGTAATTCTTTTTTATACTCGCTTAATGTTTTTAAAGCCTCCTTACGAACTTTCTTTTCTTTGTTCCACTCTTTTACCTTTTTGGCTTTAGACTTCTTTAAAGCCTCTTTAATCATTAAATTTTGGCATTGTTCAGCATCACAGTACTTTTGTAAAAAATACTTTTGCTCAAACTTTGATTTACAGGATTTACATTTCATAATTTACTATTTTTTAATATTCTCATATACTTATCATATCCCATATCTGTAAACTTTCCACTCTTAACATTTTTTATTGATACCTGCCATGTACCATTAGAGCATTTTCTAGTGCCTGTTAGCATAAACTGTACTCCTTTTACAGTAAAATATAAGTGTGAATCATTCATAATTAAAATGGTAGTGCTTGCTCATCTTCTGATAAATCAAAATCTGTGTTAGGTTGTATGGCTTCTATTTTTTCTTGTTCATTTTCATTCTTTGTCATATCAAAACATGGTATTGCAGTTCCTTTAGCATAATATCTACCTGTAGGAATATGATAATCAAATTCTACCTTTTGCCCTATTTCCCCTTGAAAACTCATTTTAGTTTTTAGATTAACAAATTCAGTATATCCACTTTCGTTAATTTCTTCATTTTCAAAATGTCTATAAATACCAAATCCATTATGTGTTTGGTTTCTAAAATCTGAACTACCAGAAACATCATACAAGGTTGGACATTCATAAGTACCATTTTCTTGTTTCTTCATTTTAGTAGGATGTGCAACTAAAAAAACAACAACATTATTCATTTGTGCAAACATAGTCAATTTAGTTAATACTTTGTTTATTTGATCCCTAGATTCTCCTGTAGGTAATTCTAATTTATTAAAAGCATCTATTACAAATATATCAATACCAAAAGAATAAACCTGCTCTTTGAACTTTTCAAATAACCAATCCCATGTTGGATACTCTCCACTTTCTGGAGCTGTTAAATATATTCTCTCATTTGCCCAATCTTTATATCTTGCAATATCTTCTTTTGTTATTCTTGGTACTCCTTCTGATTCTTTCCAAAAGTTTTTACCTATTGCCTTTTGTATAAAGTTTGTTTGGTGTAAATGCATTGGTGTATGTTCTGGACTAAAAAATGAAGTTTTCATATTGTAATCTTTTACCATGTTTAAAACGTGCCACTCTGAATAATTACTTTTACCATGAGATGGAATACCTGTAATAACAGAAAGCTGTCCTCTCATAACACTAAAAACTTTTTTAAGATTACCAAAACAAGGATGTTGAGGACTTAAAGTATCTGGTAAACCATTATCATATAAGCCTAAAATATCATTATACATATCCTCAACTTGAAAAGTACCACTTACAGGAAATTTACGTCTGCTATTTAAACTGCTCTCAATATCTCCACTAATTAAATCTCCATTAGCATCTTTATTTTTCCATTCTATAAATTCACATCTGTACCTACCTAATCTTTGAGCTACTTTTTCTTTTAAATCATTCCCTTTCTCATCATTATCTAAAGCTATAATAAACTTTTTAACATTTTTTAAATATTTTTCTGAGTTTTTCCAATAATCATCATTATCATTAGCACCATTGGGAACAGATATACAATTTTTAATTCCATAATCATGTAATGCTAAAACATCAAATTCTCCCTCTACAATATAAACTTCCTCAGAATCTATTACAGAATTGATATTATAAAATATTGGCTTACCTCCTTTTGATTGAGTAAATTTTTTGTCAGATGTCCTATATTTTTTATTAACTATTGTTTCTCCTTCAAAATAATTAAACACAATATTATTAACTTCTTTTTGTTTTGCAGGTTGATAATATTTTTCCTCAGTTACACCTAAATTTAATAATGTAGATTGTTTTATACCTCTTTCACTCTCAATAAATTTAATTAATTTATCAGATATATTAGTATAATTTTTCCATTCTTGACTTGGAACTATATAAACCTTTTCTGTATAATCATTCTTTTTAGATTCTTTAAATGTTAAACTCTCACATCTAAAGCATTTACCATAACCATCTGCATGATTAATTTGTATTGGTGTATCTCCTGCTCTTTGTTTTGATTTATCACAAACAGGACATTTTACTTTTTCTGTTCCTTGAGCTTTTTTAAACTCCAAACTTTTCCACTCTATAAAATTATACATAATTAAAAAGATAAATTAGATGTTGCTGATTTTGAGGATTTCTTTTTTTCTTTAACTGCTTTATCCCAAAATAAACCTTGATAATTATTTTCTATTGATTGATTAACTACATTTTTAACAACACTTAAAGGCTCTTTGTTAAACCTGTTAATTAATGTTTTCATTGTTGCGTTAGATTTAATTTCTTTTTTAATTTCAATCCTATAATCTAGCCAATCCTTTAATAATTCTTTCTTATCATTATTAACATTAGGTAATGCTTTAGTTGTGTTACTTGGTTGAGACTTACTTGTTACTTGGTTGAGACTTACTTGTTCTTTGGTTGTTACCTTGTAAATATTAGCATCTTGATAAGTATTGTATTTACAGATAGTTACGATTGAATATTGGTTGTTACTTTCAATTTTTATCATATCCATTTTTTCTAGCTTTTTGATTGATTTATAGATAGTTGAGCCATCAATAAATAATTCCTCCTCTGCTTTATGTCTGCCAAATATAAAAGAGCCTCTTTTAACACTAACAACTGTTTCTCCTTTTCCAATTTTTAAAGGAACAAAACGATCTTTAAAGTTTGCTTTACATAAACACCAAACCCATATTTTGAGTAGTTTCTGAGATGCAAAAACATCACTATCTAGTACTCCTCTAGATAATAAAATATAACCACTATCCATAATTAAAAAGATTTAGACAAACGTTCAAACTCACTATCTTTTTTCTTCTTTGCCTGTATATGAAGCAATATACCTATAAAACTTCTAAGCTCTTTAGGTGTTAAAAAATGATGTGTAGAAGTTCCATTGGTTAAGTCGTTTATCTCTATACTTGTATTTTCGCATAGCGTTTCATCAATTACTAATTCTGTGTTTAATCCTTCGTGATACATTGAGTGTTCCATAATATAAATTAATTTAAGTTAAATAAAAAACCCTTATAAAAATCCACCTGTCGAGGGCTTCATTCTATAAGGGTAATTGTATTAATTCCTTGTTTTGTTATTAGTTTCTCGACATCTTACAATAACAAACTTTTACAAATATACTAATTATTATTTAATAATTAATACTAAAATGGAAGATCTCCGCTCCCATCCTCTGCATCACTTTTATTTAACTCTGGATTAGGTGCTTTATCTCCTGCACTAATTTTCCATCCATCTATCTGATTGTACCATTTACCATTAAACTCTTTAGATGAGATATTAACACCTATTACAACCTCTACACCTTCTTTAAAGTTTTCTAACATCTTTACCTTATCATCTCCAAAAAATGATATAGCTGTGTTTGGATTGTATTGATCCCCATTATTAATAATTACAGTTTGTTTAGTCCACTCTTTACCTGCTTTACTTGTTCCTGTTTCAGCTTTTAGCTTACTTTCAATTCTTCCTTTTAACTCCATAGTTTATTTATTTATTTAATTGTTTTTACAAATTTTACCTTATCTATTTCTACTATTTTTATTTTACCACTCTTTGCTAACTCATAAACCCATGTTACTGATTTGTCTATTTGCTTTGCATAAGTACTTATTTTTACTAGATTTTTCATTTACTTAGTTTATAAAAAGTTTCTATTTCTTTTGCAACTTCTAAAGTCTCCCAATATACGCTTTTTAGTCTATTATAACTAATATCTATATCTATTTTTATTGGATCTTCATTTGCTACAGTTAATTTTTCTCCTCTAAAAGCATTTCCTCCTCTCCTTATAAATTCAACGCTTGCCTCTTTTGGTGTTATTCCTGTTTCCTGCCTTAAACTTAAAGCATATAAATGTAGTTGAGTATAGTCTTTATCTTTGTATTGACTTTCTTTTTTTAAACCTCCAGTTTTATAGTCAATTATTTTTGAATAATCTTTTGTGTTAGTATCAATATAACCAACAATATAAAATCCATCATATTTTAAAATAGTCCTTCTTTCAAACTCATCTAATCTGGTAACTTTCTGTAAAATTCCTGCTTCATTTTTAGTAAACTTTTCAAAGTTATTTGTTTCTAAAGCATTTCCTACATTAGATCCAAAATCTGTATAAGCATTCCCTTCAAACTTTTTACCAATAATATACTGTTCTAGATATTCGGCTCTATCTCTTTTAAATAAAGCTATTTGGGAATAGCTCAAGTAGCCATTCCCATTTTTATCTTTTTTAGGTAGTATCATAATTAATAATTTGCTTTAGCTTCCCAAGCGTTAGAAAATTCTCCATCCTTAAACATTTCTGTTAATCCAGATATTTGAGTTAATCTTAAAACCTCATCCGCATCCATTCCTAATTCTTTACCTATCTTCTTCGGAGACCAATTACGTTTTTTTAAATCAACTACTATCTCTGACATACTTTCAACTTGATGCTTACCTCTAGCTCTGTTGTGTCTTATTGTAGATGCAATTCTATCGCATTTACCCTCTTGACTTTCTCTAATAGTTACTACAGGTAAATATCCATGAACTCTACTTTGAATTTCTTCACATTCTTTTCCTACTCTATTTCTGTGAAAACCATCTATAACCTCTCTTTTATCTCCTGCTTCATCTAACATAGAAACTATTGGTTGTGTATACCCATCATTAGAAATACTTAACCTTAATAGTTCCATTTCTGGAGGAGCTACCGCATTAGGGTTGTAATCATTAGCATAAACAGTTTCGTTTTTTACCCATAGAACACAATCCACAGGCTCTGTTTTTAATGGACTGTTTTCATGCATCATTAATTTAATTTCATTCCATGTTTCTATTACTTCATCATTTGTAAAGTTTTCCATTCTTGATATTATGTTTTTGAAACTTCCGATAATATCCTCTTGTTGTAATGTTAATTTTTTCATAGTTCAATTGATTTATTTGTTTGTAATAATTTAGCTTCTGCTCTTTTTTTCTTTTTTAAGTCTAAGTAATTTTGGTATGCTGCTGTTTTGTGTTGTGTAAACCCTAATCCTTTACACCAGTAATCATTTCTTAATAATGCTTTACATACTCTCCTCCATGAAGGTGTTAGTTTTTTAGCTTCTAATAAATAAGGTGTTTCATCTGGAATACCATCCTCATAACCTCTTTTTTCCCACCACTCTGTAAATGTAAATATTTTATTTAAATAATGCTCTTTTGTTACTTCTGGTACTGAGTTTAAAAACAACTCTGCAAAACTTTTCCATGTGTGGTGGTCTGGTTTAGTTATTTTATTATAACCTGTAATTGATCCGCTTTCATTTACATATAAAGCTCCAGAATTAGCACCGTTTACCCTTGCCACTACTTTTGCCCATGTTTCTGGCTCAATCAAATGAAACAACCACAAACCCCTTCTTTGGTCATCTCCATAAGGTTGACAAATTCTTTGTTGATGTATTGATAATCCTGCTTTATTCATTAACTCATAAAGTTCGTTTAACCTCTTGTTTGGGAATTTTGAATGATATATCCAAACATCCTCTGTTCGCCAATCGTAAACAGGATAAAAGTTAAAAACATTTGGAGTTACCAATGTAGTAAATTGCTTATCTTTAAATCTTGTTTTTGTAGTGCTTGCAATTGTTCTATATCTATTTAGACTTTCGTCTGTTCTAATACCTACCATGCAGGCTGTTAATTCTCCTTTTGAATACCACTCTCCAAATTCTGGAACAAACTCCTCAAACTCCATTCCATCTCTAAAGAAAGGAAAGTAGTTATAATCTGTAATTGCTTGCTCTGGAGCTTCTCTTATCCAATCTTCTTTTCGTTCTATATCCCAACATTTCCAAAATGGCTCATAAACAGAAACTGCATTTCTTAAATGTAAAGGTAAACAAACCCAATACAAATCTATAAACTCCTCATATTCCTTTATCATTTCGTTTATGTGATCGATTGTAAATTTATACTGACCTTCTAAATCCACAATTAAAACACCTATCTTACGCTTTCTTTTTCTAGCCTCATCCATTGCTAAATGAAGCATAACAGTTGAATCTTTTCCTGCACTAAAAGAAACATAAATTTTCTCAAAGTTATCAAACGCAAACTCTATTCTATCAATAGCAGCATCTAAAACATTCATTCCTAAATCTATCTTTGCCATAATTTTAACATTTATTGTCGCTAGACATTTGTATTAGAGCTTTAGAATAAATCCTTTCCCACTCATTTAATTTTTTTGTTGCTATCTCGTTAGCTTCCATTTGATGTTCTTCATCAACTTCACTCCAAGCCTCCATAGTTACGGTTGCAGGAATACCAAAGTATAAACAACAAGCTGCTTGACCTATATAAGCAATTTTATTCATACCGTTATTAGTTAAATTTTGCTCACAGCTATAAAACCAGTTATGAATCACTTTATCCATGTATTTTTCTGTAAGATCTTTACTAGAAAACATTTCTACGACCTTGTCAATCATTATGCTTTTATCTTTACCAGATATATTGTCATAAAATCCTGCTTTGTAATCTTCCCATTTTTCCCATGAGTGGTAAATTCTTTTAATTTCCATTTGTTTATAGTTTTAAAGTTTCAACAAATATAGTAAAAAATATATTACTACAATGTTTTTTTATTTATTTATTGGTTTAATTATATAATTCGTACTGTGTATTATTCAGAATCCTTTCTTCTAATATCTTAATTTGTTTTTTAGTTTGGTTAATATTTTGGCTTAATTCTGTTCTTTGCCTTTTCATTAAATCTAGCTTATCAATTAGTTGATTAGCTTCTGTTTGTAACTCTGTTATTGTTTTTATTTTTGCGTCCATAGTTTTAATTGTTTATTGATTCAATATTGTTGCTACTAATTGCTCATACTCTTTATTCTTAATAGTTTGACTGTTATAAATTTGCATCTGCTCTCTTTCTTTACTTCCCATCCATGCACCTCTATACCATTGCATCTCTTTCTCTACTTTTTCAATACTTCTTTTATCCCTTCTTTTTTTCTGTTCTGCAGAACAACATACTTTGCAGATATATTTAAAACCACTCTTTGTTAGCTTTTGCCTTGAAAAATTACCCTCGTATGTTTTGTAGTTATGTTTGCAAGTTCTACAAATTATTTGATTTTCACTAAAAAATTTCTCCATTTTATTTTAATATTAAGTAAATAATCATGGCTAATCCATTAAATGTTATTATTCCTAGTACTCCTGCTGCTATTATTTTTTTCATTTTTCTAGGGTTTTAATTTGTTTCTTTAAATTAATTATTATTTTATCTTGAATAGATATTACCACATTTAATAGTTTTATAATCTCATTATCAATTTCATTAATAGTTTTATTTACTTTGTCTATTTCTGTTTTCATAATTTTAATTTTTTTCTAATGTAATCACTATTATTAATATAACCTGCTTTTAATGCGTCCTCCTGCATCTTCTCTTTCTCTTTAGGTGTTAATACAAATGTTATTCTTTCGCTCCTTATTCGCGATTCTTTTACAGCCTGTAATAATTCCTCATTTACATTATCCCATCCCTCTCTAAATGGTATATCTTTTTTAAATCTGTTTTGCTTTGCCATCTTATTTTAGTTTTGTTATTTGTTCTGGTGTTAAGTCAAATTGTTTTTTTACTGCTTCTTTTTGTTTTGCATCCCATTTCTCACAACCTTTTAACTTATCATCTGATAATAAAGGCTTTGGTTGGTCTATATCATCCTCATCTGTAGCAATATGAAAATACTTTAATAAAAAATATCTTTCTGCATAAGTTAAAGCACTTCCTACTCCTTTATCCCATCCATTTTGCCCATTAGCACCAAATAAATTAATATCTACATCTCCTGTTTCTATATCTACCCATGTAAAACGCATCATTACTTTACTTAAAATCTCGTTTACATCTTTAGCTTTAGACGTTACATAATCTTGTCTAATATTCTCAATATCTAAAATCTCCTGCTTTAAAATTAAACCCTCACTATCCATTAAAGGCTTAATAAAACTTAATATTTTAGCTCCTGTAACATAATCATAATTGTAGGTAGATTTATCTTTTTTTAATCCGCTTACTGCTTTTTGTATTACGTGTAGTTTTTTGTAAATTTTCATATCTTTATTTTTTAATTACGTTTTCTATTCTTAAATCTTCCTCCATTTCATGCGCTTCCTCAAAATATCCTAGCTGTTTTGTAGTGATCCAAATCTCTACTAATCTTGTATTATTTTGTGAGCTATCAAACTCTTTTCTAAGTGCTGTAAAAACACTATCTTTAATTTCCTCTTTAGTCATCTGTTTCTATTTAGTTTAACTGCTTTGTTATATTCGCAAAGTGTATAATATTTATGGTAAGTTTCATATTTGCCATTATGCTCTCCTTTAAAATAATACTTGTTTAAAATATTATCGTACTCCTCATGTGTTCCTGTAAATAGTCTAGGATGAAAATCTGTATTATCTGCTAGAGGTGGAGAGATACAAAAGCCATTTCTAAAGACTGTTACAAAATAACATATTCTCTCTTTATACTCCTGCTCGTTTTCCCATTCTTTTTGTACTTCCATTTTTTAGGTTTTAATGGGGAGGTTTTACACTCCCCTTTTTAGTTAGTTTTCTAAAGTGTATTTTCTAACATCAATAAACAACATTAAACGCTCATTAATAGTTAATTCAATTTTATTACTAGCTATTTCAAAACCTTTTAAACAAAAATCTATCACTTTGTTTATTTCAGAAGTTGAATAACTTACTTTTTTATTTATGTTTAAATTACATAAATGAGTTAAATTATCAATTTTGTTGTTTTTGTTGTTTCTCTCTTCTATTGTTAAATTTTTCATGTCGTTTTGTTTAGTTGTTAATACCCTACAAATATACGACTATTTATTACAATAGCTATTATAATAGTAATTATTTTAAAAAACTTTTGATTTTTGAGTGTTTATAGGAGGTAGAGAGGTGTTAATTTTCTCCTATTGTGTTAAATTCCATGTCGAAATTATCTAATTCTATCACTAAATCAGAGATAATTATAGAGGTAATAGGGCAATCTGTACCATATTCTGCATAAATCTCTGATTTTGAGGCGTACCATTCTATCTCTGTACCATTAGCATTAGCTACCTGTATATCTATTTCAGATAATGGAATATAAGCTAAGAATCTGATAACATTAGTTTTTCACAATTAAAATTAGGATTAGTAACTTTTACATTATATTTTACAAAATGTTTAAAGTCTATTTCGTCTGCTTTAATCCTTCTATCTATTGTATCACTATCACTCCTTTTATTTAATCTTTTAACCCTTAAATCTTTAGGTATATCAAAATAAATTATAAAACAATCTTTTAAAAACTTATCAGATAGACTATTAATACCAGATGGAGTTAAAATAAATACTTCACTTCTTTTTACCTCTGCTTTAGATGTACCATAATACCAACCGTTAAATTTTTTATTTTCAAAAAAGAAAAATGTTAGTTTTTTAAAGATAAAATTATACTTACTAATATAGTGATAATCTAAGCCATTAACCTCCCCTTTTCTCATAGGTCTAGTTGTATGTGAAATAGATGTTTTATAGCCTTTAGAAATTAAATAGCTTCTAAAGTAATCTTTACCACTTGCTGCCTTACCTACTAATATTATTTTTTTCTTTGTAGTCATATCTCCCAATTTTTAGACATTGCTCTTTGTAAATAATCCATGTAAGTTTTATTATTAACTTTATATTGGTGCCTTGAATCATCACAAAATAAAATCCTTTGTACTGTTCCCTGCTCTGTAAATATAGTTTTTAATAATCTTACATTTAATGATCCAGATACAGGACATGCCCACTTAGGTAAACCATCCGAAACTGCCTTATTAGTAACTGCTGCAAAATAAGTTTTTAATGTTAAATATAACTCCTCTGTAGTAACAATATCTCCTTTATTATAAGTTACCATTTTATGCAAGTATTCTTTTTGCTCTTTTGGTGTTCCATACTCTATCATATCCCACATGTGCATACCTTCATGTGATTGCTTTAAAGTTAATCCAAAATATTTAGCCATATAAGCCATAGAGTAAGAAGGAAGTCTAAAATATCTTTTAGCCATTCTGTAAATATCAAAACTTTTTACAAATCTATCAATATGTAAACCATGTTTAGCTGCTCTAGTATAAACCCATTTATTGTCAAAAGAATTATTATTTTGACCTATAACCATAGACGCTTTATTATATTCTTTTAGAAATTTAACCATTAGCTCCTTATCACAATGGTCTTTATCCCATGTTACATAATGCACCTTATCCTCTCCCACCCATTTCCATGCAATACTAATAATAGTCGGCTCACTTCTTAACTGTTTATGGTTTATGTATTGTTTACCAGTCCACCAAACATCTACTTTTACTCTGCTAGTTTCAATATCGTACACCATTACCTTATCATCTTTGGTATTTTTGTGCATAACATTTAATCCTAGCTCTTTTGCTAGTGTTCTAATCATTCGAGGCTTTACCCCAAACTCCTCCGCTAAAGTTTCTTGAATTTCTGCTTTTGGTTTTGAACTACTATAAAGGTCTATTAACCTTTGTTTTTGTGCTTTTGATAGTTTTTTACTTGGATACCTTCCCATAAAATTAAATTTAGTTTTTGTAAATATAACAAAAATAAATCAATTCTTCATTTTTGTGTATTTTTCTATACCTCTACTTCCAAAATATGCTAAATAAACTGCTAAAAGTAAAGTTTCTAATAAAGTTATATAACTCTCTTTTACATCAAAATTCCATTCTGTTTTGGAATCAGTAAATATTACAAAAACCATAAAAAGAGTTAAGAATATTAATGCCATTGGTCTGACATTCTTACTTAAAAAAGAATCACTAACCATATCAGACTCCCATCTTTTAGTTACCTCGATTGCTTCCTGTTTATCCATTTCAAGCAACGCCAAAGCAATATCTTTATCTTTTGGGGTAATTGTATCAGTTCCCTCTATTGCATCACTTAAAAGTTTTAATTGGCTTAATCCTGTAACATCAGCAGCAAAATCTAAAACATCTGGGGCTACACCTTTTAATTTCCTTAAAAAATTTCCAACTTTTGTAGCTCCGTTTTTATCTTTATATTCTCCCATGCTTACTGGTTTATCTCTATCTCTTTTATTAGGCTTGATATTGTTGCTTCTCTATTGGCTATAATAATATCTTTTTTTCTATCGCTTTCCTCCCACAATAAAATTTCTCTTTTGTGTGTGGCTCTTTCTGTTTCCATTTGATTCATAAACTCATCAAGTTTATCCTCTAGCCTTCTAATTTCTGAGAGTAGTTTTTTATCTCTCTTTTCATGTATCTGTTCCCAATTCAAAACTAATTCTGCTTCTTCCTTTGTTCTACCCAGCCATTTAGAAAGTAATATAGTTGCTACACTAGAGCCTACTATTGCACCTCCTATTTTTATAATAGATATAATTTCAATTGCACTCATCTCATTTAAATTTTATTTTCTTTAATTGTTCTCTTTTATCTATTTTAATTTTATTCAAATTTATTTGTACTGCTAAACATATAGCACCAATTACGATACCATTAATGTTAGCTTCCATATCTTCTCTACTAAACTCTTTATCGTAAAACTTCTCTTTACTGTATCCAATAGCTAATGAAGTAACCATACTTGTTAATATAGATAATCCTGCTCTATTAGTTGTTTTATACATTGCATACCCACCAACTTGAACAATAGCATGACTAGCTAATTTATGTTTTAGTTTGTCATCTTTAATAAATTGTGCTTTAGCCATTACAGGAATTAAAGCGATAATAATAATTAATTTTTTCATAGTTTATTTATTTAGTTTAGGCAAATATAATATTATTTATTTTAAATACTATATTTATCAGCTAAATAATTATAAATAGTTCCCTCATCTTGTGCTGAGTCTGCAACATTTCTTATGATAACTTCTTTTACTTCTATGTTTCCATAACCAACAGCTCCGTCCCCTCTAGCTCCTAGAGTAAATCCACCCATATTATTTGCACCAAAATTACCAGTTATTTGAGTTTCTTCATTTATTTGAAAAGTAGACGAAGCACCATTAAATTTAACTCTTGCAATACCGTAAGTATCTAAAGTTAAATCATCTTTTGAAGAGTTTGTTCCACCACTTGCTATTAAGTTTGGTGTACCGCCAGATTGAAACAATAATCCGCTAGAGGCAGTATTTCCATCAAAAATATATTCTCCACCAGTCCAAGTAATTTGCTTAAACACTATGTATATAAATTCTGGTTGTACTAAAGTAAATGCAGCAGCTTTCATAAAGTTATCAACTCCATCAAATAAAATACCGTTTGCATTCCAAGTAGGTTTATTAGTTTCTGTAGCTTGTACTAAATCATTTCCATTACCAGATTTATCTCCCCATAGAGAAACTAAATCACTTCCATTTTTAGTAATGTTTTCTTGACTATCTACCCATAAAACTGTTGAGCCATCACTTAGTACAGGAGGAGTAGATACACCTACTGCTCTTTGTGAATTAATTGCTATTCTATTAGATATATTTAACATATCTCCTAGTTTTCCATTCTTACTATATCAGATGCAGTAGTGTTAGTACTCATCACTTTATCGGCTAATACAGGCAACCATGATCCAGAAGGAACATTAGTATATGTAACTACTGTACTATCTCCTATTAATCTTAATGCTATATCTCCTCCTGTTCCTACATATATTGCCTGTGGTGCATCAAATACTGTAACATCTGATTTTGTTACCTCTGCATGTCGCAAACCTACTAAAACTGCCATTTTCTTTTATCTTTTAATTTATATTAAGACAAAGATAATTAATATAAAGGCTTAAATTTTACAAAACTATTAGACCTCTGTCCTCATAAACAGAATCGCTCCCCTCATCAAATGCTTTCCAAACTCCTAAAGCCATGACTAATGCTACTGCTCCATCCACTTTCTCTCTACTCTTTCTCTTATCTATTTTAATGTTATCGGCTTCATCCATTTTAATTTCTATATTCCCCATGTGCCACCTTAAAACAGGATTCCCTCCATGAGCTATCTTACCTCCTAATGTCATAATAGATAATTCCTTTGTAGGATTAGACATAGATAAAAACCCCTGCCCAAACTCAAAACTTTCTATCCCTTCCTCCTGTAAACCTTGTATTATTCCATTATAAGCTAGGAATCTATCAAATGCTGTAGCTTTTACTTGATATTGTTTATTAATTTCTAATATATCTCTTAATATTTCCTTTTGATTTATAACCTCATCTCCACAACTTCTAATATATCCTTCTCTTTCCCATTGCATAAAGTTACCTATTTCGCTCTTTCTCTCAATAGTAGCCTTTGGAATCCAAAAATAAGGCTTAATCCATGTTGGCTCTCCTTCATAACTAGGAGGAAATATTAATACATAAGCATTCATATCACTAACTGCTGCCAAATCTAAACCTCCATAACATTCTCTGCCTGTCAAATCTGGTAATTCTGAATCACAAAGCATCCATTTCTCATCACTAATCCAACTCATAGAGCTATTAGTCCAAATGTTTAAATTCTTAGTTTTAAATTGTACCTCCTTATGTATTCCTTGATTAATTGCCTGTGTGCATTGTTGCCTCATGTATTCCCATGTAGGAGTTATGCCAATATTAGGATTTGCTTTTATCCATGTCGTTTCATCCTTCCAGTCATCCTCTTCATCTAAAGTATAGATACAACAAAATAGAGAATCATCTATTTTAACTCCTAATAATACTTCTGTAGCTATTTTTCTCTCCTCTGAATAGCATGGATATTGTTTTTCTACTCCTGCTGTAGTAATAATAAATAATAAAGGTTGCGACCTTGATCCCATACCTGTTTGAATAACCTCTAATAAATCAGATGTTTGATGTGCGTGGTACTCATCTACTATAGCAGCATGAGGATTTAATCCATCTTGTTTATCATCATTAGCACTTATAGGCTCTAATTTACTATTAGTATCTACTACAGATACATTAAATTTTCCTATAGTAGTTAATGCTTTAATTTTATCACTATCACTACATAAAGTTTTTAACATAACTCTTGCAGCATCAAAAACTAATCTAGCTTGTTTATATGAAGTAGCAGCAGTATAAATTTCTGCTCCAAATTCTTTATCTACTAATAATAAATAAGCACATAAAATAGCTGCTTCCTCACTCTTTCCATTTTTTCTAGCAACCTCAAAATAAACTTTTCTAAATCTCCTTTTACCATTTGAGTTATGCCATCCCATTAAACACCAGTATCTAAATACTTGCTGTGGTGTTAATTCTATGTTTTTACCTTGACTAGCTAACTCTCCTTTAGTGTATTTACATAGAGCAGAGAATTTTAAAAACTTAATAGCTGCTGCCTCATCAAAATAAATATCCTCTCTTTTAAGGTCGTTTAAATGTCTATCAATAGCTAACTTTACCCATTGGCAAACTACTAGCTCTCCACTTAAAGCAGCATTAATATAATTATTTACTATTTCTTTATAGTTCATTTAATTGTTAATTCTTCATTAGTTAAAGCAAAGTAAAGGTTTTGCAACTGATGTACGTGTTTAATGTGATTTAAGTATTGAGATTCAGTTTCACCTTCAAGCTCTACCCCCCCACGTTCATAATTACAATTAATTACAATATCTTTTAATGATACATTGTCAATCATTTCATTATCAAATTCACTTTTTCCAAACCCAAACTTTATTAACCATTCTTCTGTTAGTGGTATAGGTAAATAAATAGAGTCTAAAACGTATTGCTCCTTTCTATCAAACTCCCTTAAATCTTCCCAACTAACAACTATTTTATTATCCTTTAGCCTATAGTCTAAATAATTCCCTGTCCTTAATTCGTTTGCTTTCATATAATTTAATTTTATTGCAATATACAATTAATTTTATAAGTCATCAAATATATCCCCTTTCTTTTTTGTAGGCATTTCTATTTTAGTTCTAGCAGCAGGATTAAAACCAAATTTATCAGATAATTTTATAGCATTATTTAAAGCTGTATTTCCTATCTTCATAAAGTTAGAAATTATCATTCCATTTGCATTAGATTCCTGCTCATATCCTGTACGTTTTACTACATCCATAGCATGAAAATAAATACCCATCTCATTGCAATAAGCCATTAATAATTCTTGGTCTATCTCATTTAACATTCCTATAGCTGCTAAATTTTTATTTAACTTTAGCCATATATTATCTGCAAATGTATTTATTAATCCCTCATGCGATAATTCATTAACAACTTCTGGAGTCATTTCATTATCTAAACTTTCAGAAGGTCTAAATGTTCCCTGTAGTTTTTTAATCTTAGTTGGATTTTTTTTACCTCTCATTAGTTTAAACTTAATCTAATTAATTCAAATACTGATAAAAACAATAGTAAAGATAATGCTGTAATATCTACAGATTTTTTTTCTACCAAAGTAATTTTAGCTAACTTTTGTAATGTTGTTACACAGTAAATAATACTTATTACTGAATATATTCCTATTAAAATATTCATAGTTATTTAGTTTAAAAATATTGTTATTTGATTAACTCCACTCATTAAAATTTCATAAGTTCCGTAGTTAATTACATCATAGTTTCCATGTGTAATAGTGTAATATATTTTATCTGTTTTCATAAGTCAATGGTAGTAAGGTCTGGGGAGGGTGCAAAAGTTCGATGCAAAAAAAGAAGATGAAAGAGCACACGTCTGAACTCCAGTCACCCGTCCCGATCTCGTATGCCGTCTTCTGCTTG